AAAAGTATTAAAGACCTTTTGACCAAGCATGGCGTAGACCCTAAATCGCTACTTGAAGAGGCAACCAAATTAGCCGAGGCTAAACTAGCGACAGGCGAAACTATCCAGACAGAAGGTGAATGGGCTGTAGGCTCTGCCGCTATGCTCGTAACTGAAGATGGTACTATGCCTCTACCAAAAGGTGAAGATTACGTGCTAGAAGATGGTACAGCATTCGAGGTAGACGAAGAGGGTATTATCTTAGTCTGGAAACCGGCTGAAGCAGAAGCGGAAGAAGAGATGAACTCTGTTCTTACTGAAGAGAAAGTTGCAGAGATGATTAAGTCAGCTGTATCTGCTATGACTGATGAGTTCAAAAAGGCTCAATCAGAAGATAAGGAGACTGCAACAGAGAAGAAACTAAACGCTTTGAGCAAAGACATGGAGACATTGCTTGCTAAGCCTACGGAGTTTTCTTCTAAGAAGCCCGTCAAGACTGTCACTCAAAAGGAATTTAAGAACATGAGTCCACAAGAGAGAGTGTACCATGTGTTCAATTCAAAAAAGAAATAAACCCTCCCGTTAAAGGGAATTAAATAGACACAAAATGTCAGATATTACAATTACTAGTTCAACTTACGCGGGGGAGAACGCCTTAGAATACATTTCCGCAGCACTTACCACAGCCGATTCACTTGCGAATGGTTATGTGACTATCATGGAGAACGTAAAATTTAAGCAAGTGCTTAACGTGTTTTCAAATGATGGTGCATTGATTCAGGATTTCGGATGTGACTGGGTAACAGCAGGACAGTTAACACTTGCTGAGCGAGTTCTTACCGTTACTGAGTTAATGGTTAACCTAGAGTTCTGTAAAGAGCAGTTCCGTTCTTCATGGCAAGCACTACAGACAGGAAGAGGTTTCATCAACGATGAGTTACCTTCCTCTATTGAGTCTTTCATCTTGCTTTATGTAGCTGGAATCATTCAAGAGGCTATCGAGTATAACCTATGGCAAGGTAACTATGATGCTTCTGGAACTACATACCCTTATGAAGATTTTAACGGTGTATGTCAAATCCTAGAGGCAGATGCTGGAACTATCGACGTTGACCTAATGGCAATCGATGGTACTACACCAGCCACAGCTTTCACATCAGGCGCACAGGTTGTAACAAACCTAAACCTTGTGATGAATGCGATGACTACACCAATCAGAAACAAAGACCGTTTCCGTTTCTTCGTATCTCGTAAGACTCAAGACTTCTACCTTCAGCGTTTGTCTGAACTAGGAACTGATTATAAGTACTTCTCAAACGATGGTTCTAGTAAGTTCCTTTACAACGGTTACGAAGTAGTAGCCCCTGCTGGTTTCCCAGATGACACGATTCTTTATGCAGAGTCTGCTAACTTGTTCTTTGGAACAGACGTAGTAGGTGACTTCAACCAAGCGGTTGTAATTGACCGCACACAGATTGACGGCTCAGACAACGTTCGTGTTGCTTTCCGATTTACTGGTGGAGTTCAAGTAGGTGTTACTGCTAACTGTATCATGTGCTTCCCAGACGCAGCGGTATAATTAACTGATTAATAAAAAGGAGGTAAGGGGCTTCGGCTTCTTACTTCCTACTTAATACAACAACGATATGGCTTGTGATTATAGTACAGGGGTTGGGTTAGGTTGCAAAGATGTTATTGGAGGAATTAAATCTCTGTATTTTTTTACAGATGGAACTTCACCTTATACCCTTACAGCCGCAGACGTAACCTTTACAGCATCAACTACCCAAGAGATTGAGGACATTGATACAGCTGTTACAGTTTATAAGTGGGATTTACCACGTAATACGGCAACCTTTTCAGAGGCTCTTGAGAGTTCAGATGAGAATGGTAGCCTAATGTACGCACCTACTCTAGTTATTACCTTGCATGGTTTGCAGTATGAGATACAAGACCTCTTGCACACAGTAGCAAAGAACTACCAGAGCGTAGGTGTTTTGACGAACAGAGGTAATGTATTCATTGCAGGCTTCGAGAGAGGACTAGGGGCAAGTGCAGGAGATACAGCAATAGGAGCAGGTTTAGGTGACGGTCAGAACATGACTCTTACTTTATCTTCTCAATGTGCTACACCTGTTAAGATGCTTCCAACTCCAACAGCAGGAGCAAGTGGATACCCTTTTGACGGACTGGCAACAGTAGCAAACGTAACAATTAGCGCAACGCAGATTACTCCAGCGTAGTGAGTTTACATATTTCTAACATGAAAGGGGTGGGGTTATTCCTACCCCTTTTTTCTTTCTTCTATGATGGTGTAAATAGCGTAACCGCTACCGAAAACAATACATAATAAAATAAACACTGGAAGAAAGTAGTAATATTTACCTGACAAATACGCTACCGTCGTTAGTAATGACATAAAAGCACAACCATAAAGAGCAATAGAAATAAACTTTTTCATGTGTTTCGTTTAATGCGAAGATATAAAAATTATGATACACCTACAACCAAACACTGCCAACAACGTTGTATATTTGACCCTATACGAAAAGAAAAAGGATTTTGCAACCTTTACTAATTATTTATTTAAGTTGGTACACCAGACTTCTTTTAAAGAATACTTTTTTGTTGCGACGGTCAATGTAGACAATGAGCGTTATACTAAGATTACTGTCTCCACAGATGGAGCAGACACCAATAACCTACTGATGGAGGAGAACGGATATATGTATTACTACGTATACGGTCAAAACTCAGAGACTAACTTAGACCCACTCAACGCCGACGTAATAGGAGAGATTGAAGTAGGGGTTGTTTCTGTTCCTTCTGGAGATACTTACTTTACACCTAACACAGCAGTAATAAACGATACCGTATACTATGGATAAGACACTAGATAAATTCTCCTTCGCCTCTTATACGGAAAAGGACAACTCAGAAAGGATAGACCGTAAAGGCTTTGTATCATACGGTAAGGACAATGATTTCCCACAGTATTTGGAGAATCTTTACATGACCTCTCCTACTCATCATGCTCTAGTTGATTCTATTGCTTACATGATAGCAGGAAAAGACATAGAGGTAGATGGTTTGCAGGCTAAGTTAGCAGTTGCTAAGTTCCGTCTAAACGATTTGAAAGGCTACCTATCCTTTGATTTAAAACTACATGGTGCTTATGCTATTGAGGTTATTAAAGATAAGAAAGGAGATGTCAGTTCTTTTGAGCATTTACCAATGTGTAATCTCAGACCTTCTGAGGTAGATGATGAGGGTGTAGTGAATCATTGGTACTACTGCGAGGACTGGACGGATAGAAAGTTGTTAACCTTCGCTCTTGAGAATCCAATAGAGGCATTAGATGAGAGTTTAAAGCAGACTAAATGTATCATTGTTGTAAAGACACCTACTCCAAACGGTAACTACTTCAGTAAGCCTGACTATATCGGAGCAAGGAACTACATAGAACTAGAAAAAGAGATTTCCACCTTCCACGTTAACAATATTAAGAACGGTTTATTCCCTTCTGCTTTCCTTATCTGGAAGAATGGTATACCAACTGAGGAAGAACGTAGAAGACACAGTTCTGATATGGAACGTGATTTATCAGGTGCTCAAAACGCTGGTAAGATTGTGAACCTTTACGCTTCAGATAGTGAATCTGCCCCAGAGATTGTAGCATTTGAATCTAATGATGCAGACAACACCTACCAATTCCTATCTAACGAGACTACAGATAAGATAATGATTGGTCACAGGGTAACAACCCCTTCTTTGTTTGGTGTAAAGACTGCCGGGCAACTTGGTAACGTACAAGAGATGGAGACTGGTAGCGTTATCTTTGAATCTAATGTGATTGAACCCTTTAGAGAATTGGTTCAAGACGGCTTAGAGTTATGTTTAAGGCTAGAAGGAATCACAGACGAGGTAGACATCCCTTCTAATAACAAGTTAATGCCAGAGGAGACCGCAAACGTAGAGCAATCCTTCACAGGTGTTCAAATCTCTAGTGCTGTAGACATCATCGCTAAGGTTGGACTAGGAGAATTAACAGTTACCCAAGCAAAACAACTCCTTATATCAATGCTTTCCTTTACTGAAGACAGTGCTAACGCTTTGTTTGAAAATAAAGAAGAGTTATCTAAGCATCAAACTGAACTAGAAACGTTCTTAGAGTCTATTAATGATGACTTGGATGGCTATGTAGAGGTAGATGATGAAGACGCAAGCGAGGAAACGGAGGATTTCAACTTTGAGGATGCGTTAAATGAAGAGGCTTTGAAGTTTGCAAGCACAGGAACAGCAAGACCTAACGCAAATAGCGACCAAGACATAACTAAAGACGGTGTTAAGTACAAAGTAAGGTACTATTATGCTGGTTCTGAAGCACCAGAAAGAGAGTTTTGTAAGAAAATGAAGGGTGCTAACAAGCTATACCGTAAAGAAGATATACTTCAGATGGGTACTAAGTCAGTTAACAAAGGATGGGGTCCAAAAGGTGCAGCAACATACTCAATTTGGCTTTATAAAGGTGGTGGTAATTGCTACCATAAATGGTTTAGAAAGATATTTGTAGCTGAAGGAGTTAATGTAGATGTTAACAGTCCTAATGCTACGGTTATCTCCACCACCAAGGCACGTTCTAAGGGGGTGAAACCAGAGGCAAACGATACTAAGGTGTCAGTAGCCCCTATTGATATGCCAAAGCAAGGATTCCTTTCTTCCATAAGAGAGTATTTTAGAAACAACTTAAAGAAAAAACAATGGTAATTTTAGCCGATTCTGATTACATAAAAGCCTACACCTATTTGAATGGAAGTATTGGAGATGATTATCTACGTGTGGCAATGCTTAGTTCTCAAGACAAATGGATTTCGCCATACTTGGGTGACAGCCTTTATGAATATCTTAAAACACAGATTCAAGCGGG